TTGTCCGACCGCCGGGGTCTTTTGGATTGTCGCTGTATCCGCCCTCTGACTTAAGCACGAGGGCGAGGCATTGCTCAAAATTGTCTTTCACTGGTTATTCCTTTGGGGCGGGAGAATGCTGGTGTGAGGAGCCAAAGTAATAAGAAAGCACCAACGTCAACGCGGCATCCAAAGTTCCAAGAACCCGCGCAATCAATTCACGCATAACGTCTGGAATGGTGCTGTTTAGCAAATGCCACTGGATAAATACCCATGCGCAAATAACCACGATGGCAAGAATGCGGGGCGTCCAATCGTGGGTCTGAATAGCCATTTGACGGGCTGAATTACGGTCATCCGCCGCAATACGCTCCAAGTCAATGTCCAAAGACTTCATCTGAGTTTTAAAGTCAGCGTCAATCTTTTTAAGCTGTGCCAACTGGTCGCCCGTTGGGTTAGCCAAAGCCGCTTGAATGTCTTCTTCTGTACCATCCTCATGGCCCAATAAGGCACTTGATAATGCTTTTACCGCTAATCCCCCTACAGGGCCAAGTAAAGCCGTCGCAATGGTAGGGGCAACTGAACCAATCAATGGCCCAAAAGTTTTAAGAATGTCCATGTTATTTCACCGTTATCATAAGAAAAACGCCAATTGCACCAATGCCTAATACCAGAAAACCCACAATACTGCTAACCATAATCAAATCCTTGCGGTTTTCCTCTTGCTCCTTAAGGGCGGCGGCAGCTTGACGGGCGGCCTCCTTGCGCATTTCAATGATTTCTCGCTGGATTGCATCCCAAGCTGGGCGGCCATATTGCCCAATGAACATATTCTTTACCTGAAGCTGCATGTCTTGCGCTTTGGCTTTGACGGCAAACCGTTTTACGGCCTCCGCCTCATATTCAGCTTGGCTTTGGAATAACTTCTTCTTTTGCGGTGTTGAAGTAACAGTAACGATTTGGGCAACCTTACTAAAAAGATTGCCCACTTTTTCTGCGGTTTCCATCATGTCCCGCCCTGAATCAACGGCGGACTTAATGCTATTGTAAATTGCAGTCGCGCCAGCGATAAGGGTAAACGGGTCCATGCTAGTCCATATTATTCTGCCGCAGGTGCTTCAGGAGAAACAGGCGCCGCAGCATTAGCCGCTTCAATCTGAGGCTTTGCTTGACCATGTAGAAGATTAATAAGGTCAGCAACCTCACCATAGACGCCAGCACCAAGATGCTTAAGCACAGTGTTAACGTGATCAACGGTAAGTTTAAAGTTAAGTTCAAGATTTTCCATTCGTCCTCACACTATTGTCCAATTTGATGTTCCAGAAACCACGACGGTTACGCCGTTAGCGATACTTATAGGCCCACCCGTCAACGCATTCTGAGCGGATGGTATAGTGTAATTAGTCGTGACCGTTTGATTGTTCAAGTAAAATATGCCGTTAACAGCACCAGCCGCCACAACTAATCCGTCATTGGCATAAAACATGCCGTTGCCGTCGCTGTATATGCCAACATTGTAACCCTGCGTAATCGTAACTGAGTTTGTGCCGCTTCCGGCTGACGACGCAGTTACTGTGTAGGGGCCATTGATATCATTACTGGTGGAGTTAGTAACAATCCACTGCCCACCCTCCGCAGGAAATGTGAGCGTAATATTAGCTGACAACTGACCAGTAAGCAGAATACGCATACTTTGGCATTGCGTAGACGTAAGAGTTACGTTGGAGTTGGTCAAAGCAACTGATGTGGTCCCACCAAACGCCGTATCAATCGTCGTAAAGTTAGCATTGAGTGGGATATCCCACGTTGGCGACGTTTGATTGTAAGAAGGAAGTGTAAGCTGCTTATTGGTGGTTGTCGTTGACATTACTTATCCACCTTCTGTTCAAGCCTATCAAATATTTTGTTCAACATGGCTTCAATGCGGTTTAAGTGGGCCGTTAGATCATCCTTGCTGACGTATTTTGTTGGCAAATCAACCCGTATGTCATTTATCATTTGGCGGTCACGTTTTTGCTCATTGACGATCTGAGTATAAAAATACCCGACCGCAGCAAAACCCGCCGTAATGATAATGTTAACAATTTGCTGCCAGTCTAAGGTCATGGGTGCGCGGCCTTATATGCGTCAAATTCTGCTTTAAGTTCTTGGATGGCTTTAACAAGAGCAGAAACAATTGGTTGGTAATCCAAGCCAATAAATTTGTTGTTTTCATCACCCAATTCAACATAGGCCGGAGGAATCACTTCTTTGACTTCTTGTGCAATAAATCCAAGATGCTTGTCGGAAGTTTCTTCCTCATCAATCATTCTATACAATGTGGGCTTTAACTGCATAACCGCAGAAAGGCCAATTGTTGAATCTTCAAAATCTTTCTTTTTGTTTCTGTCAGATAATGCCGTGTAAGCACCAGTTCCAGAATTAAAACTACCTCTATCTGATGAATTATAACCAAAAAGCAATGTGCTTGATCCGTCTACACGGAATTGCCAATTATCGGTAGTATCTTGACGCACTAATGCAAAGCTACCGCCATAGTTATTGCTGCTTTGTTTTAGTGTAAAATGCCCAGTTGCACTCGTCGTCCCCACCAGCAGATTGCCGGAGGAGTCAATGCGCACCCATTCTGTAAAAGTCGTAGAATCTGTATATTTTCCAAACGCCATCACGGCGCCTGCGGCATTAGCTGTAAACAATCTTAGAGCTGGATAAGTGCCAGCTTGAGCAGGGGATACTTGCTCCATCCCATACATATCACCAGTTGAAGCGGTATAGATTTTTGATATTCCTTGCCGTGTATTTCCAGCAAAACCTATCACCCCGTTTACGTCTAGTTTCGCGCCCGGCGAAGTCGTCCCAATACCTACGTTGCCGGAGGAGTCGATACGCATGGCTTCGTTAAATGTAATTGCGTTACCCGCAGTTCCTGATGCGGAATAAGACCATGTATGAGTACCAGATGCGCCCGTTAAATTTTGGCTATAAAGCGTAGCGTATCCAGTGCCGATATATTTCCAACCACCATTATAATAGGCATTAGTATTTATATTGATTTGAGATGACCCACCAAAAATACCATAAGTTGTTTGTATCGTTGATAATTGTGAACCAGAAGTTGGCGTCGTCCCAATACCCACATTCTGAGACGCATCTATATACAGCGCATTAGTACCCGCCGTAGATACGCCCCATGTTGTGGCGGATGGGTAATATACGCCAGTGGTAGGTGTGGTGGTGTTCGTGTCAGCGGGAGCAGATGCTGAACCAAGGACGTTTTGTATACCGTTTGTGCCGGATAACGTAATAGCCATATTATGCTCCTACCTTGGCTTGAAGGGCGGTGATTTCAGCGGCTTGGGCGTCTACTTTGGCGGAAAGTTCTTGAATGGCGGCAACAAGAAGTGGAATGACTTCAGCGTAACGAACACCAAAATATCCATCAGAATTTTCATCTACCACTTCAGGCAAAACTTTTTGTACATCTTGAGCAATCAAACCAACGCGCTGCGTTTTAGACTCATCCGCTTTAAAAGTGTATCGAATAGGGCGCAGAGAAGAAACAGATTGAACAGCATTTGTGATTGTTCCAGAAATGTCTTTTAACCGCTCATCAGATGATGCAGTCCAAGAAGTTCCCGTACTAGTCAAATATACGCCATAACTTAACCCACCGCCATTTGCACCAAATTGAATATTTAATTGAGATGGGTTTCCGGTTAAATAAAAACAAAAACCATCGATTGCGCCGCCGCTATTAATAAATGAAAGTGGCCCACCGTAAGCACCGTTTGAACTAAAGGCACCTTTTTTCCAATTATCGCTACCAGATGGACTAAAACCAACATTTGTAGTGCTTGCAATTTTCCCACCAATGCTTGTCGTCGTCCCCACCAGCAGATTGCCGGAGGAGTCGATTGTTACTACTTGGTTCGTTGTAGACGCATTTGAATTTGATGTTAAAAACGCAAATGAGCCTTGCGTTGATGTATTTGCGCCATATGAAACAATCCGTGCTGCACTACTATAATCAATACCTACGCAACTTGCTTGTGAGCCAGAAAGCGTTCCAGTCAAACGCAATCCGCCAGCAACTTGAAGTTTTTCACTTGGCGAAGTCGTCCCAATACCCACATTCTGAGACGTATCAATCGTCATTGCGGTGAAACCCGCGGATTGAATGTTCAATGCAGTAGAAGCGGCACTGGTAATGGTGTTACTTGTAATGGATGAGCCAAAGGTTACGCTGCCCGTGGAACCAAGCGTCATGTTAACCGTACCAGAAGATGGTTCTTGGATAACTGTTGTTTTAAGAGTTGCGGCCATGAATTAGGTTCCTGATGTGGATGCAAGCAAATAATACGTCGTGCCACCAATGTTTATGGCAATCTTATTGGTTACCGTATTGGTTGACGATGAAGATACTGCTGTGGATGCTAAAACTGTGCCTGTAGCCGCTGGCAGGGTTAGCGTATTCGTACCCGCCACAGCCGTAGGTGCGAGGGTGATCTGGCCGGAAGTTGCGCCGTTAAGTGTTAAGTTACCCATTATACGACCGTCCAAGTTGATGATGCAGGAATAGTAACCGTCGCAGATGATGATATCACAACGGGTCCGAAGGTTCCAGCGTTTGTTGTTGCAGGTATACTATAAGATGTATTCACGGTTTGACCATTTTGCCAAAAAATCTGGTCAGTTCCGCCGCCTGTTGCGCCACCCAATCCAGACCACGCAGTTCCGTTGTATCCTTCAAATCCAGCGGTTGAAGAATTAAACCGCAACATTCCGGTTTGGCCCGTTGGCTCCTGAGCCGTCGTACCCACCGGAAGAACAATAGCCCCGGTGGTTGGGAATGACACAATACCCGTCGTAGCGATGGATAGAGCCGTTGTCGCGCCGTTATTGCCAACTTTCATCAAAATAGAATCGGTTGTTCCAACGCCGGACGTTGACTGCAAAGTTAATGAAGATGATGCCGCAGAACCACCATACAACACTGGAGACGTAGCGCTTGTCAGCGTTGCTGAACCCGTTGTGATGTTTACACTGGCAATTGTCGTTGTGCCAGCAGATGAAACCGTCATTGCATCGGTTGCGCCGTTATTTACCACAAAGTGGATAGCGTTGGCTGTTGTTGTACCAATAGCAAGATCTGCAGAAGCGGAATCAAGATAGACGGTGTTTGCGGCATTAAACGCGCCTGAACCCGTGAACCCAGACGAGTTCATACCAAACTCACCAAAATACGTTGATGCCGTACCAAGGTTATTGGAAACAATAATGTTTGTGGAAGCCGTCGCACCAGAATTGGTGTTTTGCATAATCTTCTGGTTGTACGAATTTACTGATGACGTAAACGACTGAAAAATGTTGGTATCAGAATAACCCAAAGTCCCGTAAGCGTATGCACCTTGCGACAAAGATCCGGTAATGGTCCCGTTGGCTACATAAAATGCCGATGTTATTGTACCTGAAAGTGTAGGCGAAGAAGAATAAGAAGGAGCAACGCCCACACCGCCAGAGACCAATATGCTTCCTGTAGCAACGTCTGCAAGTTTGGATAATGCAGTGGTCCCTGAAGCATAAAGAATGTCGCCTATTGTATAAGACGATTGACCCGTGCCACCATTGGCCGCAACTAATGTACCAGCAACTGTTACAGCCCCCTGTGTGGCGGTGGATGGGGTAAGCCCAGTTGTGCCAAATGAAATAGATGAAACTGCGACGGTTGAAGGATTTGCCCAAGATGGTGCGCCGCCTGTTGTCGCGACCAAAACTTGTCCCGTGGTTCCCGTTCCCGTTACACCAATGGCGCTTGATCCGTTGCCATAAAGAACGCCATTCGCAGTAAATGTAGTTGCTCCAGTTCCGCCGTTACCAACTGTTAACGCATTGGTTAAGGATAATGTTCCTATGGCGGTAGTAGATGTGCTTAAGAATGTAGCGTTACCGTTAGATGCAATTGTAAGTGCCGTCACAGCACCGTTATTGCCTGTTTTAAAGACAATGTTGTCAGTTGTGCCAACACCTGTTGTTGATTGAAGAGTTAATGATGAAGACGCCGTTGTACCACCATAATAAGACGCGGCTGTTAAAGACGTAAGTGTTGGTGTTGCAGAATATGCTGGTGCGGTTCCAGTTCCCGCAGAAACAAGCACTTGCCCTGTCGCAACAGCGGCCAATTTAGACAATACAGTTGTGCTTGATGCGTAAAGAAGATCACCAATTGTGTAAGATGATTGCCCTGTACCGCCATTTGCTGCAATTAATGTACCAGCAACAGTAACCGCGCCAGTGGTTCCCGTGCTTGGCGTCAGACCAGTGGTTCCAAACGTAATAGATGTAACACCAGCCGTTGACGGAATGGTTGACGACCACGTTGGCGCACTGCCCGACGTTGCGATAAGCACCTGACCCGTAGCACCAGCCGCAGTAACACCCATTGCAGTAGATGATGAACCATAAACTACGCCATATTGCGTTAATGCTGAAGATTGGCCCGTGCCGCCCGACGCTACTGGTAACGTACCCGTCGTTAGGGCAGACGTAGATGTAGCATAAACTGCTCCGCCAGACGTAAATGACGTTAATCCAGTACCGCCATTTGTCGTGGCTAAAGTACCAGCCAAAGTAACTGCGCCAGTTGACGTTGTATTTGGCGTAAATCCAGTTGTTCCAGCAGAAAACGACGTTACGCCGCTATTAGCAATGCTAATTGTTCCAGAAC